GTTGTATAGATTTATGCCGGGTGGTGAAATCTTAACGATTTCAGATAGCACAACTTCTCTTGACTCAAGCACACTTTATATTTTTAATTTACCAAGCACTCCAACAATCAACAGTAGTTTTACACTTTCGGATGGAACAAGCAACGGTGAAATTAAAAGAATTATAAACAAATCAGCATCTTCTGTAGATGTTTCTATTACTATTGGTTCTAGTGGTCTTGCTTACCCTAGCACAGCCACAGGATTAACCTTACATGACAAAATCTCTTTTGATCTTGCTTGGGATGGAACAGAATGGCATTTTGATAGAGACTCCGACTCAAGAATCACGTATCTAACTTAATGGGCTACAAGTAAATGACAGCTATTGCAACAAACGAATTTAAAAAGACATTAATCGAATCATTGATTGATAATGTTGCTGATTCTGACACCAATTACTATATTGCAATCGGAAAGTCCGATCAATGGGATGCTAATGAAACTGTACCAGCAGCTACTAACACTGTAGCAGAAGAAAGACGATTCCGTTCTAACATGCAAGGCATTAAGAAAATGTCTGATGTGAACTTTGTTGCAACCAGATATAACTGGTCTTCTGGTACTGTTTACAAAGCATATTCAGATGCAGTAACACTTTCTTCTATTGGGGCATATTATGTTTTCACAGAAAATCAGAGAGTTTATATTTGTCTAGAGCAGGGTAAAGATGCTACAGGTGCTGCTGTAATTTCAACAGTAAATCCTGATACAATAGGCACTACAACTTCTGCTGTAAGAACAGCAGATGGATATATTTGGAAATACTTGTTTACTCTTACCGCTTTGAATGCAACCAAGTATCTTTCTGCTAACTTTATTCCAGTAAGCAAAATCATCACATCTACATCTAACATTGAAACAGAACAATTAAATGTTCAGAATGCTGCTGTTAAGGGTTCTATTGTTGGATATCGTATTGTATCTGGTGGTGCTGATTATCCTTCTGATGCAACTGCAACTGTTGTAGGTAATGGATCAGGTGCTACATTGAAGCTTACTGTTGATGGAGTTTCAGGAACAGTATTAAAAGCTGCTATTGATTCAGATGGTTCAGGTAATATTGCATTTGGTTCTGGTTATAGTTTTGCTCAAGTAACTTCTAATGATTCTAATAATGGTACTTTTGATATTCAGCCTATTATCTCTATGGAAGGTATTGGTGCTGACCCTAGAAGAGACATTAATGCGAATTTTGTTATGATGAATGCAAAGCCTTCTGGAACAGAAGGTGGTGATTTTATTGTTGATCAAGATTTCCGTCAAGTTGGTATTTTGAAAAATCCAAAAAAGCATGCAGATAGTGATTTTACTTCTTCTTCAGGTTCTACATTAAGAACACTTACAATTTCTGGTGTTTCTGGAACATTTGCAGGTGATACTCTTGTTCGTGGTTCTACATCTGGCGCTAAAGCTTATGTAGATAAATATGATGGAGTCACTACAAAACTGTTTATTCATCAAAACGATAACACTGGATTTAAGTCATTCTCAATTAACGAAAGTATTGTAGATTCTGATAACCCTGGAACAAACACAGCAACTCTGGTCGGTGTAGATTCTAATGGTGAAGTTAATCCATTCTCCGGAGAATTACTATACATTGAAAATAGAAATCCAGTTCTTAGAGACGCAGCACAAACTGAAGACATTAAAATTGTTTTCCAGCTTTAAAGGTATAAGGCAAAACTATGGTTAGTAAACTTACAGATACAACTTTTTCTACTACCTATAAGGATGATTTTAGAGATTCTGATAATTATCATCGAATTCTTTTCAATTCTGGGCGTGCATTACAAGCCCGTGAATTGACACAGATGCAGACTATTATTCAGAAAGAGATTGAAAGATTTGCTAACAACGTATTTCGCACTGGCTCACAAGTAAATCCTGCTGGATTAACTCTCAACACAAATATGGAATTTGTGAAACTTGCAGGTAACCCAGATATTTCAGATTTTGCTGTAGGTCAAACTATTACCGAATCTGGTACAGGTATTGCTGGTCGTATTACTCGTATTGAGTCTTATATTAGTTCTGACGAACCTACCACTTTTTATATTAACTATACTAATACATCTGGTGGTACAACAGGTGATGCTTTTGGTGATCGTGAACAATCTGTGCGATTTACTCCAGGTGCAACTTTAACAAATGGAAATGGTACAGCCGTAACTGTACAAACTACTGATACAGCATTAAATGCTGCTACAGGTATTGGCTCTTCTGTTTCCGTTTCTACTGGTTCTTTTTATGCTGCTGGTCATTTTGTTCAGTGTAATCCACAAACTATTATGATTGACAGATATTTTGCATATCCAACTACTATGATTGGATTCAAAGTAGTTCAGCAAATTGTAACTGCTGAAGATAATGATGCTCTCTATGATAACCAAGCTGTTTTACCTAATGAAACTGCGCCGGGTGCTGATAGATATCGCATTCAATTAGTTCTGACAACCGAATATGATTTGAATTCTGATGATAACTTTGTATATTTGAATACTGTTATTGACGGTATATTCTTAGATGAAACTGAGAAAACCACTTACGGTATTATTGGTGATGAGCTTGCAAGAAGAACTGCTGAAGAATCTGGCAACTATACTGTTGAACCATTTAATGTTGAAATTGAACAGAATTTTACTGATTCCGCTACACTGAACATTGATATTGCTGAAGGTATAGCTTATGTCGGTGGGTATAGATATGCGGTTGGAGCAAACACAATAATTGGGTTAGATCGTGCTAGAGAAACTGAGATAGTTGAGAACGATCTTGTTTCAGCAACGTATGGAAATTATGTTCAAATTGATGGCACAAGTGTCAAAGGATTTCCTAATGTAGATACCTTTGAGCAAATTAATCTCTATGATGATTCAAGTATTCGTGGCACACAAATTGGTACTGCCCGTGTTAGGTCTGTAGAAGCTAGTGGTTCAAACTATAACTACTATATTTTTGACACACAAATGAATTCTGGTCAAAAGTTTAGTTCGGTTCGTTCTATGGGAACAGACTCAGAATCTTTTGGTAACTTAATTTTAGAATACAACATTGCTAGACTTCAAGAAACTAACAATAATGATGTATTTTTCCCAGCACATCACATTAGACCTAAAGCCTTAGAGGATATTTCTCTAACAGTTCAAAGACGCAGAACTGTAACATTAGATGGTTCTGGTGTCGGTACAATTTCACTCACCACTTCAGGTGAAAGCTTTACAAATACATCTTCTTGGATTATTAGTCGTGATTCTGATGGTGAATTACTCACTCCTGATGTAACTCCTACAGGGTCTGGAACTAACTCTTCTACTATTACACATGCTGCCTCTGCTAATCAGTCAATTGAAATTCTTACACAAGTTTCAAAAACCTCTCTAGATGGTTCATTATCTAGAACCAAAACAGTTACAGAAACTACTGTAACTGCTGCTATTGATTCTGATGGTAATGGATTAAGATTTATTCCTTTGGGTAAAGCAGATATTCTTGGAGTAATTAGAGCTAGAACTGTTGATTCTGATGGAACAGATGTCTTACCATTTTATACACTTGATAATGGTCAACGTGACAACTTCTATGATCAGGGTAGACTTATTTTAAATCCATCTTCAGCTACACCAATTGATAATATTTTTGTTAGATTTAGTTATTTTTCTCATGGTGCAACTGGCGCATTTTTCTCTGTAAATTCTTACTCAGGTATTGATTATGGTTCTATTCCACAATACACTAAATCAGATGGAACTGTTATTCAACTGAGAAATGTTTTAGATTTCCGTTCTCGTAAAGACGATACTGGTTCTAACTTTTCAGCTGGAACAGCAGTTGTTAATGAACTTCCCTTAAATACATCTACAATTCAAGCTGATATTGAATACTACTTGCCTCGTAAAGATTTGTTAGTTATGACTAAAGATGGTAACTTTATGACAGTTCCAGGTAGATCGTCATTAAATCCTAAGTATCAGCCTGTTCCTGAGAATTCATTACATCTATACAGCATTAGTCTCAATCCATATACTGATGATGAAAACGATTTAAATCTTACATATATTGATAATCGTGGATATACCATGTCTGACATTGGTACTTTGGAAGATCGTATTGAAAGATTAGAAGATTTTACTACATTATCTTTGCTAGAAACTGATACTTCAAAGATTGAAGTTTTGGATGCAAACGGTAACAATAGATTCAAAACAGGGTTCTTTGCTGATAACTTTAAAGATGCAACATACTCTGATTTAGGTCAAACATCGGTTTCCTTTGATGTTGAAAATCAGTTAGTAAATCCTTTACAATCTACAAATCCAATTAGAATTTTATTTGATTCAGCTTCTTCATCTAATGTTCGTGTATTGGGCGAACACCTGATGCTTAACTACACAGATTCTGATGTGATTATTCAGCCTTTTGCATCAGAATTTGAAAACGTTAATCCATTTGATGTGGTTAGTTATTTTGGCACAATGGAATTGAGTCCTCAAAGAGACTACCATGCAACTGTAAATCTTGCTAAAGCTCAACAGCTTGTTAGAAAATATTATGAACTGACACCACCTAAAAATATTGCAACTACAATTAAAATTGCTCCTGGTAAAACCATTGATGATTATCAAAAAAATTATGAGAATCAAAAAACACAAATTTTAAAAGAATTTAATAACATTACAAGAGGGGCATTCTCAATTGAAGCATTTGCGCCTACTATAGAAACTGTTAAAAAGGCTCTAGGAGATAACGTAGGAGCTAATGGAGCCGCTATCGGTATCACTCGTAAATATGATTTTAAGAATTTAACTTCCGGAACGTTTATGCGCTCTCGCAAAGTATTCTTTAGGGCTAGAGGGTTGAAGCCTTCTACAAAATACTTTGCATTCTTTGATGATCTTGGTGTTGATGATTGGGTTAAAACAGAAACAACATTCAATCGTTCTTCAACACAAACAACAACTAAAACAGAGGCTAAAGGTGCTACATATACCAATGGTCATCCAGAAGGCTCTGAAACACTTATCAGTAGTGCTACAGGTGAAATTATTGGTTCCTTGTTTATTCCACATGCTACCTTTAAAGGTGGAACAAGAGAGTTTAAACTCTTTGATATTGAAGTGAATAATATTGCCTTGGCAACTTCTGGAGCCACTGCGACTTATTCCACTACTAATCCTCCGAAGAGTCCATCGAGGCCACCTAAACCACCGTCAAAGCCACCTACTAAACCGCCTGTTATTCCTCCTGCGGACCCTGTTACCCCCACACCACCGCCACTACCACCAAAACCACCTGTTGTTCCAGACCCACCGGTCAGGGAAGAGAGATACTACTGGAATTATTATACAAAAAACAAACTACTGTTCAGCCCAATCGTGGGTGGTGGCACAACTCCGTCTGGTGGTTCATGGCGTCTTGTAGGCACTCGTATTGGTAATGCTGCTGGCACTGATGTTCCAAGGTCTATAAATAGTTTGGGTCAAGGATCAGATCAGTGGAATCCTACCGGAACTTTGTTGGGTGACTACAAAAGAGTTCGTGGATCAAAAGTGAGTTCGGGAAAAAATAACCCAGGTAACCCCGTTACTGTTGGGTTTAAGACCACTTCTGTTAAAAAGACTTCTACTCCACAAAGCACAAGACAAGCTAGTTCTACTAAAACTAGTGTATCTTTATTCTCAAGTAATAATAGCAATACTACTGTTCGTTCTGTTGCTACAACTCCATCTAGAGGTCGCACAGGAGTTAGTGTGAGTTTGTTCGGTGGCTTGAATGATAGGCGGCAATGCGCTTTCAAAGACCCATTATCACAGTCATTTAGATTGCCTAATGCAATGGTCTCTGGTGGATTTGTTACAGAAGTTGATGTGTTCTTTGCAACACGCCCATCTGATAATATTCCAATCCGTATGCAAATTCGCCCTATGATTGCTGGCGTTCCAGATAAAACCTTTATTGCAGAAGTTCAAGTAGAACGTGATGATGTAAACATTCCAGGTAATCTGAATAGTATGTCAGCAGTGAAGGCAACACCTACTACATTTACATTTGAAGAACCTGTGTATCTAGAAGCAAATGAAGATTATGCATTTACTCTGATCGCAGATACTAATCAATATAATGTATTTGTATCTAAAGTAGGTGAGTTTGAACTTGGCTCAACAGTTAATCGCATTAATCGTCAGCCAAATCTTGGTTCTTTGTTTATGTCTCAGAACGGTGTAACTTGGTCACCTGACCAAGAACGTGACATTATGTTCACGCTCCGTTGTGCAGTATTTGATGAAACCAAAGCTGGTGTTGCCATATTCCATAATGATGACTTACAATCACAAGTTCTTAATGGATCATTTGGTTTCAATTCTGGTGATAGTGACGTATTTGTTGCACATCCTAATCACGGATTGATGGCTGGTGATACAATTGTCTTGGAAGGTATTGACTCTTCAGGAGATTTTGCTGGTATTACCGGAACATCTTTGCAAGGTAATAGAACAGTTGTAAAAGTCGATGGTACAGGATATACTTTCAAAGCTGATTCTGCGGCAACTTCTACAATAGCATATTCAACTGATGAATTTAGTGTATCAGGAACTCGCAATATTGTCTTTGATGAATTTACACCTATCGTTGATCCATTTGTAAATGATAATGTTACAATTGACTTTATTGCCAACTTTACTGATGGTGCTGGATTATCAACTGCTAATGATGCTGGTAATGGTGCTTATTATAAGAACACTAGAAACTATGAAGTGTTTACAGGTGAGACACTTCTCTTAGAGAGCCCTGCAATGATTGTTTCCAAATCTCAAGAAGAAACTAAACTTGGATCAGGAAATCGCTCTCTTGATATTGCAGCAACATTAAGCACTATCAATAAGTATATTTCTCCTGTTATTGACTTGTCAACGTTGAGTGCATCTTTGACCACTAATATGATTGATAATCAAGATTCTGCAACTGAAACAGGTATCTTAAATGTTCCTATTAATTTTGTTGCTGAAACTAATCCATCAGGTGGATCATCTCTTTCTAAGCATGTATCAAAAGTTATTACATTAGCAGAACCTGCTGTTGGTGTTAAGATTTTGATTGATGCACATCGTAGTAACAACAGCTTTATTGATGTGTATTACAAAACTTTACCTTCTGGTTCCGACGCTTCTATTTCTGATAGAAATTGGGTTCTTGTAGAAGAAGAAACTAATAATCCGACAGATGAAGATCGTAATGTATTCCGTGAATATGAATACCTTGCTGGTGGTTCTAGTGGAACATTAGACCCATTCACTTCTTACCAAATCAAAGTGGTGATGCGTGCTGGCAATAGTTCTAGACCACCTGTGTTAAGTTCTTTAAGGGTGATTACTTTAGGTACATAAATTGTTATGAATGAAAATCTTATAAAGGTAGAGGGTCACCCCGGTTATTATAGAGATATGAAAACCGGGGCGATTGTAAATATGAATAAATCTGCACTTGAAGCTGCAAAAGCACAAAAAGAAAAACGTATTAAAGATGAGCAAGAAATACAAGAATTAAAAAATGACGTGAAAGAACTAAAACAACTCCTAAAAGAATTGATTAATTCTAAAGTATAAATAATAAGAAAATGTTTTTTAGAGGAAATCATGGCTCAGCAAAGAGATTTGAAAATTGACCAAGGGACTGATATTACACTTGAGTTGCATCTTAAAGAAGAGAATGGCACACCTAAAAGCTTGATTGGACATATTTTAAGGGGTAAGATTAAGAAGAACTATGATACAACTGATAGTGACCAAATTTTTGATTGGGTGACAGCAGTTAATTCTCCTGCAACTTCAGGTATTGCAACTATTACTTTGACTAATGAAACGACTGATCTTATGAAGCCAGGTAGATATGTTTATGATATTGAATTGGTGAGTGGTGGTGAAACTGAAATTGTAGAGAGAATTTTAGAAGGTAAAATTAATGTCACTCCTTCTGTCACGAAATAGGAATACACAATGGCGACCTATGTAAGTGAACTAAGAAGGAACGCAGATGCAAAAAAGGTAAAGGTCACCTACAAAAACGGTACAATTGTAGAAAAAATTGTAGTAGGTAAACCAATATCGTTATCTGATGTTAGAGGTAACTTATTAAGAGATCTTGGTGACATTGCTGATAGTGATGGAGTATTATTAGGTGGTAACACCGTAAATGTAAAAGATGGAAGCCTTTTGGTTTTCAACAAAACCACAAATAGATTCGAGACGACTACAACATTAGGAAGAACTGACAGGCCGAATCAAGTACAAACAATAAACGGGGGCGAATACTAAATGGCCGTCATTCTTATAAAACGTTCGGATAGCGACGGTAAACCAGCTGATGGTAATCTTGCCCGTGGTGAACTCGCCTATGCATTTGGCACTGGTACTGACACTAATGAAGGTCAGCGATTATTCGTAGGTGTTCCTAATGGTGGTTCTAGTAGAACTGCAATCATCGGTGGTGAATACTTTGCCAATTTCTTAGATCATACTCCCGGCACTCTTACTGCATCTTCTGCAATTATTACAGATGCTAATAGCAAAGTAGATCAATTAAAGGTTGACGTATTAACCTTAGACAGTAATGTAATCTCTACAAGTTCTGATAATCTTGTTTTGAATTCATCTACTGGTATTGTCTCTATTGGCAATCTTGAATTTGAATCTAATGAAATTAGAACAACTTCAGATAATGAAACCTTAATTATTAATCCGTATCCAACTAATGACTCTGGTACGGTAATTATTAAAGGTAATCTGAGAGTAGATGGAACAACCACTACTGTAAACTCTACTGAAGTTACTATTAATGATCTTGCATTAATCTTGGGTGATAGTGCAGGAACAGCACCTATTGAGTTTGATGGTGCTGGTATTATTGTTTTCTCTGCTGATGCTAATGCAGTATTTGGTGCAACCTCACCTAGTATTACCTACAACGGCACTACAGACCGCTGGGACTTTAGCCGAGCAATTGATGTAGATTCTGCTTATATTGATAACGCAACTATTAGTAACATAACGTTTACTGATAGTGCTTTATCCCAATTCTTAGACAGTGATGATTTTGTATTCAATAATGGACAAGCAAGTCTTAAAGGCGAGGCCATTCAAGATGTTGTCGGAGCAATGGTATCCAGCAACACTGAAACTAATATCACTGTAACATATCAAGATGCAGATGGAACGATTGACTTTGAAGTTCCTACAGCAACCACTGCACAGGTTGGTGTGGCTCAGTTTGATAGTGATAATTTTGATGTTGTAGCCGGATATGTTACCATTGATACAGTTGACGGTGGAACCTACTAGTATAAATAAATAAAAAGTGATGGAACTCATATAGTATTCATCACTCTAATATAAAAATTTTAGACTTATATAAGTCAAATGTAGGTTTGGAGACTCATGTCAACTATTAAGTTACGCCGCAGCGCTGTTGCTGGCAATAAACCATCTACAAGCCAGTTAGCTCTAGGCGAAGTTGCTATCAACACTCATGATGGCAAAATGTTCTTCAAGAGAGATAGAGATGGTGAATTATCTATCATTGAACTTGGTGGAGCGCAAGTCGCTGAGAATGTATTCTATGTTTCTAAAAGTGGAAATGATAGTAATGCAGGAACATCTTTAGATAGAGCATACCTTACACTTGACAAGGCACTAGAAGAAGCAGCAAAGAGAAGAGGTGCTGCTGGTCTTGATTCAGATGGCGCACAAAGTTCTGTAATTGAAGCAAAGACTAGAAGAGACTTAGGTTATTACCTAGATGCTTCCAAATACGATATTGC